GTATGCAACCATTATATAAGTAGAATCTGGCGTAGCCAAGTGATAACGCCATTTGTTGGGATTGTATCCGCCAGAAATGTTTGTGCTCAAGTTGCCGTCGTTACCAAAATCGTATACGTAGCGGTTTGTAATACGGCTAGCGTATGCAGTATTGTTGGCAAAAGCCACTGTTTGAGCTGCTACGTTTCCTGTTGTTGCAATTGTAACGTTGGCTAAACCAGCAACTGTTGGGTTAACCGCAGTAACTAAACCAGCAGTATTTCCGCCTAATCCTAGTAATACGCTATTCACGCCAATTGTAGCTGGACCAACTACGTTTGCAGTTGCGTATGTAACATAGGTGCTAGTAGCATTACCAACTACGTTAGCAGCAATAACGTTTGCAGAAGTAATTACGTTTAATGTAACTGCAATACTCATTGTGTTATTAACCGTAGGAGTTGCTAGGTTAACTAGTGTACATCTTCCAACGTTTGTGCCATCGTTTACTTCAAATCTGTGTATGCCTTTTTGCAACATAATTGAGCCCGCGCCAGCAGCATTTGATCCAACTTTAACTGTTGGACTAATTTGACGACCTGCTTGGCTAGTGTTACCACCTGTACCGCCAATGTATGCACCATTGGTGTATTCGGGTCCTGTATAACGGTCATGTACGATACCGTCAGTGCTTGTGTTTGTGATTTTTAATTTTGCCATTTTATTTTCTCCTTAAAAATAGCGTTCTAGGCTACCCGAAGTTGGTGCTCCGAGAGTTCTTGTGAACTTAGTATTTATGCTAACTTAGAGAAAAGATACTCGGCCCATAGTTTGTGCCCTGCAGGATTAGGATGGTATGTACTGCCTTTTAGATTATACTCACTTGCCCCAAGAAAATTCCAACGTGTACCTACACGTTCCATTATGTCTAAGAATTCTGATTTGCGTTCGGGCTTGGTAGAAATAAACTTATTGGCAAGTGGGTCAATGCTCATTTGTCCTATAAAAGGAACTGGTTTTTGATAATTGTCAAACGCAATAGCATCTTGTATTACATCGCACCAAGTTTTATCTAATAACCAAGGACGGTGCGTCCACGAGTCTGTGAACGCTCTGCTTACTATAAATTTTACGTTTGGGTTACGTGTTATATACGCTTCGAGGTTGTTGTACAAATAGGTTTCCACCTGCGTTAAAAAATCCTGTATACTAGTTGATCTTTGCCAAAATTCTGCGTAAGCATCATTTACATTTATGCGACGAGTATGAGTTGCTTCCCGTAAATCTTCTGTTAGAGTTATTACAACGGTAATATTGTCTCGAGTCGCTAACAAATGCTCTATGTCTAATAGTTGTTCTAGCATCCAATAATTGCTACATCCTGGTCTTGCTAGGTTGACCCAATCTGCATTCATTAGGTTACTCAATTGTCGTCCTACTATTTGTTCCATACGCACAGGATCGTTACTGGCTTTATTCCAATCTATTCGTCCCAAATGATCTCCCCAAGTCCAAGAATCTCCAACTTGTATTAGTAAACCGTCACGGCCTTGTATATCTTCTTCATACCAGCATCTATAACTATAAGGATCGTCTACACTCCAATCTGTGTGCCTATGGTCGATTGATTGCTCAAAGCTCAAAGTGTTATAAAATTTATACATCAAACACCTCAAGTATTCTACGATCATAAGGTATTTCATACAAACAATTTTGATTGTGTTGTAGCAAGTCTCGGTAATGATAATACATATCGCCTAGATTGACTGATAATAATTTTTGAAATTCTTCTATTAGATATATAAATCTATTCTGTAACGCAAGGTCTTGAGTAAAAGCATAATTAATATCACTGGGGAACTGAAATCCCATATCTTCTAGTCTGTTCAAAGCATTGGAATTTGTATAGGGCAATATAAAATGTCCTTTGAGTAGTGGCTCAAATGTTTTTTCTGTTAGGTGAATTAGTGACTGTTGGTAGTAATTGCTTTCAACATATATGCTAAAATAACTATCTTGGTAAAAGTGCTTTGGCACTGGGGTGTACGCACCAACAACTGCCTCACCTTCTAAAAATATATTCCTGGCTCTGTTGCTAACATATCCATTGTAGTCTTTGACTTCTTCGTATAAGTCTTTACGGATACCATATTCTCTGCCTAGTAATGATAAAAATTTTCGACTTCTTTTTGTAGTAAAATCCAAATCAAATAATTGATAACTGCCTCGATTAAAATGATGTAGTGTTAGATTATCTGGTACTGTTTCTGTATAGTAGGCCTTGATTCTGTTCCACATAAAATCCCATTGTACAATAGTAGTATCTAGAATTGGCAATATATCTTTGCTTTGATTTACTGTTAGCCAAACTTTTCTAGGATGTTCAAAATTTTTAACTGTAGAGTAAAAGTTTTTAAACTCTTGGTCGCCTATATTGACAAGGTCGTAAAATACCACAACCTCGTGTGCTCTTGCTATTTGTGTTTGTTCTTTAAACCAATCTGAGCCGTGTGTGTTGTAGTGATCGTTTAAGGGGAAGAAATAATATCTGTCAGGAATGGCGTTTACATCATAGCCCAGTAAACTCAAATGATAGGGAATATCATCGCCTTCAATTCCCCGGATAAACTTTGGTGTAAAACTCATGTAATAATTCTGCTATTTTGATATGCCCGAGTTCATTGGGATGGAATAATTTGCCAGAAAAATACTGATTTTCTCGTATGTCAGGCAATGTATATTCATTTCCAGTAAGAGTTTTAGTCAATGATTCTGGATAATAATTAATTTTAAAATCATTCATGGGCAAATAGTCAAAATAGCTAAAAAATATTGTGTCTATAGAATTTATTTCACAATAATTTTGAAACAACATCATAGTTTGTTTCAAAATGTATTTGTTATACTCAACACATTCAACTACCTTATACATTTCAATTGATAGTTTATCAAGTTCTTTAACTATTTCGGGTGGTCTACCAGATGTGTGTATATTGTTTGTTCTATAATTTGCTTCGGGTGTTATGTTTATAAACTCTTTCAACGTATTACTGTAAGACAGATGACGTGTTGTACCAGTAAGACCAATCATGAAAATTTTTTTATATTCTTTATATTTTTCAACTTGATCTACATATTGAAAAAGTTGTACTGCTAAATGTCCTATACTACTTGCAGGACATCCCAAATTTAAAGTTTCTGCTAGTAGATATTTACCAACAGTTGAAGTCCAATTTTGTTCTGATGGTTTATCTAATTCTGACCCATATGTCCAACTATCACCAAATGTTACTAATAATTTTTTCATCTGTGCATAAATTTTATTATTTCATTTGCAATTTCTTGATGCCCTAGTATATTTGGATGAAAATGACTAGGGGCAAAATATTTTTGATATGTGGTTGACCCGTGAGGTATTCTAGCACCATGATGTAATTTAAAACTTTCATCATACACATCGCCGGCTTTTTCTGACAAAATTGCTGCCATATTAGTTCTAGCACCCGCATAAACAGACTTAAAATCTATTATTGCGTTGTAATCAGCATCCATAGGTGGGGTTTCAAACATTTGTACAAAATGATCTTTTATGCCATTTTGCCTTGCCCAATTTTGCATCATAAACACTGTTCTATACCAAAATAATTTTGCTGTTTCGGGATAGTTAAACATTTTTGCATAAAATTCTATTTTAGAACGATCTGTGGGAATAATTTCATTTGGTTGACCTGCTTCATCAAAATATAAATCTCTAACACAACTGGTCATACAAACCAATAATTCATATTTGGAATGATGGGGATATAATTTTTTAACTGTGTAAAACTTTTTTATTTGTAAAAAATAATGTTGTAAACTTGAACCCCCTTCAGCAAGATTTATTACATTATCAAAACCCAATTCTTCTTTAATTTTAACTGGAAAAGCGTCTTTGTGTGGATTTTCAAGTTCGTTTCCTGCGGGCCAACTATCACCAATAACAATTAGATTTTTCATATTGTATTTACTGTGAAAAATACTGCTATAAATAATATTCAATGACTGAGAATTTAAATTATGCTTGAGTGGATCTTCGACACTGATAGATCATTGGGGATGGGACTAATGCACTTGTCTCTAATAGTTGACTCTAAACAACCAACAAAAATCACCATTATCAAACCGTGGAATGATGAGCATACTACTATTTTTGAATTGGTTAAAATTTTTAGTTTGTCTCAAAGATTTCCAATTGACTTAACTTTAGAACATAACCCTGGCCAAGAATTAATTGAAAGAAAAAATAGTTCAAGTAATCTAGCAAACATATTTACGGACATGACCAAAATTATCAGTCCATATTTTAGTTCCGATACTATTAATGTACTTGGACGAACTTGGGATATTGATTATAAAAATAGACTAGACAAAAGATATATTGGAATAGCCAATAATATCTATTTGAGAGATGACGAATTACCATTACTCAACAGTAACGTAATGCCCTACTGCCGTTTTTATACAAGAGCACAATGGTGTAAAATTGCTGACTTGTTAATGTCTTATGGCTATGAGGTTATGTTTATTCAAAGCGGTACCATTGAAGAAAAAGTATATTTACTAAATCAACATTGCGCTGCGGTAATTGGATACGAGGGAGGAGTTTGCCAACTATCACATCTCTTAAAAATCCCAACCATAGTACTTCCGTGGCACCATGGACCAGATGGCAAAGTGGATTATCCAGACTTGAAATATCAAGCACATAGATTTCAAGTTGACCCGTATACTTGGTTCCCCACATCATTGAGCGAATTATTAAATTTATCTCAATCCGAATTTCAAAGAAAAATTATTGATTTAGCCGTTGGTGAAGGAAACAATATTTTCTTAGATTCCAATACTGAATTTTTATGGGATCACTCTAGTAGGCACTCAAATTTACCAGTAAAAAATGAACACTTTGGCGTTGTAACTGAGGTACATTTGAGTCAACAAGAACGAGAATTTATAGAAACGTATTGTCGTAAACAATAGCAAAAGCCCCTTGCGGGGCTCCTATTATTGTTGGCTTATAAACTTGTTAAGTTTTTCAGCTTCTACAATAATATCATCTGTACTCGGAAAGCCAGGTAAAGTTGGAAAAGGTATCGTACCTTTATTTTCATCTGTCTGTTTACTAAAGAATTCATCTTTAAGTGCATCACGTTTGTGGTAAACGGGTTCAAATAAAGAATCTTTTGCGAGTTTTAAAAGTTCAAGACGAATTTCAAATGGTGTTTTGCTCATAGTTTTTCTCCTTTGTGTGTATGTGTGTTAAACACGAGCTTGTGACTGTTGTCACAATAATATTTATATCGCTGATACCACCGCCAACAAAAAAGCACCCGAAAGTGCTTTTTTGAATTTCCTATATCAAGTATTGCTTGATTATTGGAATGTTAAGTTTGCAACAGCAATCTCACCAACGTAGTCGCCTGCGTTACCTAGAGATGATGAAGTGTTTGTCAATTCAACATATCCGTAACGTGTCATAAAGCTAACTACTGGTTCGAATGTTGATGGATCTAGAACAACACCAGAACTCATTAATGGAATATATGGGCAATAGAACGCAGCTGCATCAGCCTCGCTAGAACCTTTATATCCAACCAATACTGCTTGGCCGTCGTTTGCATAACCGTCAACATAAACCTTCATTGCACCATTCAATGTACCAACAAACTTAGTGTTTGTAGGAGCTTCGAATGTACCTTCTGTAGTACGTGCAAAAGCAGAAGTAGTAGCAGATTGTAGTACTGTCAATGAAGCAGGACTTACAACACACCAGTTACCAGCGCCACGACGTGTACGTTGTGCAATCAAGTTTGCTGTTCTGTTGATTAGAACCGCTAAAGCAGCGTGCTCGTCACCAACGAATGTTGCAGTACCAGAAACTGCTGACTGATCAAATGTGTAATCAGTAGCGGCTAGGGCACGTAGTGAACCTAGAATTTCTTGGTCGATTTCAACTGTGATCTCTTGAGCCAATGCTGCCATGATTTCAGCTTCTACGTCTAAACCGTGCATAGATTGTGCATCTTGCGCAGCTTCAAATGTCCAACGAGCAGACAATTTACGTGTTTTAGCTTCAACAACTTGTTTCAAGATTTGAACGTTGATTCTGTTACCAGCAATACCTTCTAGAGATGCAGTAGAAGTAGCTTGACCAGTTGTATTAGAACCAGAGTAAGCAACTGCAATCTTGAATGGTGATAATGCTTCATCACCAGCGTTAGCTGATGTTGCATATGGTGAACCATCTGTAAAGTTGTCAGCGTAACGTACACGTAGTGTATGAATCTGAGCAACTGGACCTGTCATTGGTTGAACACCAATGATCTCGTTAGCAATAACTGTAGGCATAACACGACGGATAACTGGTAGAATAACACGGTTAAGTGTTGCTACGTTACCTGCTTGTGTTGAACCAGCTGTTGCATTTTCAGCTAGCATCTTGCGTGTATTCTCAAGAATAACGCCCATGCTTGTTCTTTTAGAACCGTGTAAGCCTTCTAACAGGGCTTCTTTTGTTTCGCCCCAACGGCTTTCTAATAATACTTGTGACATGATTTTTCCTTTTTCCTTTTAGGGTTTTAATTAAGCCCTGCTAAACGTTTGATCTCAAATACGTTGTCTTGCGACTCTGTACTTTCAACTTTAACGGCAGCTTTAGCAGTTTTATCTCCGGTAGCTACTACACGTGATTCTGTTAATACTTTAGCTTGTGGAGCTGGTGTCTTAACTGAACTGTTGTTTAGTACTGCTGGAAGATACTTTTCGTATGCAGACTGTAATTTCTCAGTCTGTACACTCTCAAGAAGGTCTTGCATAATTGCAGACTTTTCTTTATTCAATGGCTTCAGTAATTCTGCAAGTTTTTGCTTACGGTCTACTGATTCCTTGATAATACGAACTTCACGTTCTTTTGATTCAACTAGTGCATTTTTGCTTTGAATTGCAGAAACTGCTTCTTGCAACTTGTTACTTAGTACATTTACTGTACCTTGTAGCTTACGAATTTCTTTGTTCTCATTTAAATGAGTACCAGCAAACTCGCTAGCAAACGCTTCGAATAAACGACGACCGAACATGTTTTCACGTGCCACGGTAATGTCTTCTTTTAGTTGAGTCAATTCTGACTCTAACGAACTGGTTACGGCCTCTTGGACTGCTTGTGCAGATTGTGCAACGAACTTGCTTTGTAGTTCAGCTAGTTTAGCTTTACCTTCGCGAACTAGACGAACTTTAGTTTCCACTACTGCTCTCTTGTCTGCTTCAAATTCTTTGATTTCTTCTGCTAGTGCACGAATTGTAAATGCCTCAAGTTTGCCAATGGCAGCTTCATACATTTTACGATCGTTGCGTAGTTCACTGATTTCTTCTGCTAGTTTAGCAGTTAGGAAATTGTTGAACTTGCCTGCACTTTCAACCATGTGTGTTTTAAACTTAACACGGTCTTCGGCTAGTTTTTGTTTTTCTTCTGCGAACTCTTGTAGTTCGGCAGTTAGGCTTTCTGTAACCATTTTGTCAAGAGCTTCAACCATAACTGATTTGTCATGTGCATAACGTTGTGCGAATTCCTCACGTAGTTCAGCACGAGCCTGTTCTTTTGCTTCAGTGATTCTGGCTTCCCAGGCTTCAGCAATAGCAGTACGTGTGTCTTCGTTAATAATTCCGTTATCCAACAATGGTTTGATAGCATCTAACATCTGGATATATCTCCTATATTTTAAGTTCTTTGATGAATCCTGTTAGAGATTCCTTCAGGTACTTTTGTACTTTTCGATCTTGACTAGCTTCACTTGCTAGTTCAAATACTTTACTACCACCACGCATATTCATTAACGACTCGTAAATCGCTTTTGGATAAGCATGTGGGGCACTGGGTTGTGCCACAATATCCACAGTAATGATTTCAAAATCACTAACGTGTCCCGTTCCTTCGTTAACATTACCAGATCCACGTGAGCTTACTCCTAGCTTTACGCCTGATGTAATCATAGCTTCAACTAGTTTGCCCATTGGTGTTGGTAATACTTTTAATTTTCCGAAACCTGCAGGACCATCCATCCACATTTTTTCAATCATGTGACTTACACGGTCTAGGTTAATCTTTAAATCGTCTGGATGGTCTACTTCTCCTAGGACGCTATATCCTTCTTTGATTTGACCATTGATAGTTTCCACAGCTTTTTGTATTTCGTGGACTGGGTATACTCGTTGATTAGCGTTTTTCACGCCTCCTTCAACGAATATCCCTTCCATATAGAGATCTTTTCCTTTTCCGTCTTTTCCTTCTTCAAGAATAATCTTGATTCCAGC